TCAATAATTACATAAAATAACAACAGTCCAAGTTCCGGCGGAACTTAGGCTAAAATAGAATACATTATGGTAAAAATGCATAAACTGACAAAGGGCGGACAAACCATTTATCCGGCTACCATCTATAATGCGGTGGTCAATCCAAAGACACGTAAGAGCTTGACTACGGAAATATCTGATTTAGACGTTGGATTAACTTCTATTAAAAACAAGACAGAAGGTATTTATAATACGATTGACCAGATAACAGATAAAACAATAGCTAAAATTGTAGGGTCCGATTTTAACGAAACGTATGTAACATCATGGGAACAAGGTGGCATATCCACTACGACTGGCGCTATTGAAGAGGGAGGCAAAACAAGAATACATTCAGATCTTATAAATACAGGTGTTGACATTTCAATAGAAAGTGGATATAGATATTATATAATTTATTACAATGAAAATGGGTCTTTTGCTGCTAAAGATGGCAATTGGAAAACTGATAAAAGCACAACATCAACATCTTATAAGAAATTTCGTATCATGGTTTCTTTGATTAAAGAAGCCACTATAGATATAGAATCAGGAAAACGGGTTACTATAAGTAAATTATATCAAAATGAGGCGTTATGCCCAGATATCAAAAAGTTCAATAATACGGTTGAACAGATAACTGATGAAACAAAACAAATTGCACAATCATACAATGATTTGAGTAATGAAATGGAACGCAACCTAACCGAGATTAAGGGTGGCAATTATATGGAGAAACAGAATCTTTTGTGTGAACAAGGGAGTATTAATTCCCAAACCGGTAAACTGCAACCAGGTGGAACCAACAGGGTCTATACCAAGATAATTGATACGGGAACTGGCATCACCATCAAACCCGGTTATAGAATATATGTCATGTTTTATAATGATCCTGCCGGTGAGTATTTTAATTCAAAAGATGGTAATTGGAATACTGTATATACTACCATTCCAACAAAAACCCAGTATTGCAGATTGATGATCGCCAAAATTGATGATACGGCTTTGTCTCCATCGGATGCATCTGAGAATGTTGTGGTAGGGGATGTGACCAGTTATCCTTCGATGTTTATGCCATCAATTAATTTGAGCACTAATCCTGCCGGATCATTTATGGCAAAAGATGATTTATTGACTTTGTTCTTTTACTTAAGGGATAATCAAAGGAAAAAATACGTAACATCATTATCTAGGACTTATTACGTAAGTACAATCAATGGTTTGGATACCAATGATGGTTTGTCTGACTCAACTCCGTTAAAGACTTTGAACAAGGCCGATGAACTGATGACCGATGGGGACACAGTTCTTATTGAACGAGGAAGTATATTCAATACAGAGGTACAAGTTCTTTCTAAAGAAGGAATCAGGGTGGATTGTTATGGCGACATGTCCAAGGATAAACCTTTGTTTTTGAATTTGCAAAGAATACCGACCAAATCCATACCGGATATCAGTTCTGTTAATGACATTGAGTCTTTGGATAAATTATATAAACTGCGTGGCTATAATAACATTTATGTTCTAAAGCATCACTATGGTTCGGGCAGCAAGGCTAGATTTGTTTGTCAGGTATTTTTAGATGGGAAAAGAAATGGATGGTGGCTTGACGCACAGAATAAATCCAGCTCGGATGCAATGGACTGGCTGGAAAATAATCCGGGTGAATCTTACTGGTTCAGTGGATACGGCTCTGACTCATGGGATGAAGATGATTACTATATATATTTATCCACAACCGATATTGCAGGAAAAATATTGGAGATAACTCATGAAGTGACAAAGATTGGGGAAAAAGGACAAAAATTGCAAATTACACAATATGCTTCTGATATTCGTAATATCGTTTTTCGAGGCGGTGACTCTACAGACGGTACTGTTATACCTAACGGATTTTATGAGGGTGTAGAGAGTTTAGATTTTGGCAGACATGGTTTCTTGTTTAATCGGTCTGCGGCTCCCCATACTCACATGATGCTGAATTGCAAGGCTGTATCAAGAAGTGGTGCCAATGGAGAGTATTATCATCACATGTATTATAATTACCATTACTATGGAGAAATACTGGCATTTATCGGTTGTGAGGCCGTGGGCAGACATGAATATCTGGGTACTGCATTTGCCGGACATGGTACAAGTTCGGTAACAGGAATGCCTTTCGATGCCATGTATCTGTATGACTGCTACTGCGAGGGGGTTAATGTGGTTGTCGGTGCCAATGGAGCGCAAATGAATTATTTAAGAAATATAAGAGTTAAGGAGGTTGGACATATTAGCATACGTACACAGGGATTACATGCAGTAGGTATTTTCGGAACATTGTATCCCCCGCAAAATAATTGGAATGAACCTGTATTCGCTGAACCAATCGGTTATAATGTCTTAAAAAATATACGTATAAGGAGTCGAACAGGAATGGGGACATTACTTATTTATAAAGACTCTGCGAACAAAGATGCAGGAAAGGTGGTTTTTGAAAACGCTACAATTATAGTGGAAAGTGAAGGGAAACAGGCTCCTGTATATAAATTTGGGGCGACTCTGTTTAGATTGGCTGACAATATATCTGTTGTTTTCAATAGGTCATTCGTTGCTGTAGATAATGGGCTGGAAACCACATCCTCCATGTTGTGGGATAACGAAACGACACCAGACATAGAGTTTATAGATTCGGAGCTATACGGTATCAAGGATAATCGTTTGCACAGCGATGATAAAAATTCATATTTCTATGAGAGTATGGATGGGATTTTTTCAAAAATCAACAATCTAACAAAATTAAGTTATGTTGAAGATAACTGTATATTCAATTTGTAAAGCATATACTATGATACGAAAACTAATAGCCAGAATAATGTTCCATCTGTCCATTGAAGTACACCCGGATGCGGAATGGTTTTAAGCATAAGGGCTGACCTAGGGATAAGGTCAGCCCTTAATAGTAAACTCATTACTCTACAGATCCACTTGTGTCCTGTTTCAATTTTTCAATATAGTTTTTTAAAGTTTCTATATAATTAGGAACATCACTTTCCGCATATTTCCCAAAATCTTCAAATTGAAAATACGAAGGTGAACCATCGCTTATAATTGGATAAACTTGTTCCAATTCAGCTTTCATATATTTAGCGTGAGTAAACATATCATCCAAAGCATGTTTACGGTCTTTTTGGAGCCTCCCATTTTTAGATTTACATTTAGATTCCTTATATTTCTCTAAATGATATTCTAAACTAGATACTACTCGTTCTAATTGACTGATGTTTCTTTGTTTTTCATCCATATTCTTATATTTTTAAAATTTCAAGAACAAAATTAAAAAACATTTGATATAATGGTCTTGTTTGATATAAAATTTTATATCATAACAATTCCCTCAACCGATATGGTCACATTCTCCATTATATTCTTCACTGTATAAATATCAAGTCCGGGAGCTGATAAAGTGCTGTCTCTGGCAACAGAATCCCCATTAGCCTTTACACTGGCCGAGCTACCATCGTATCCCTCCTGTATGGTCAGCTTTACACTAAACTCCCCACCTTCAGAAACGGGAGACACGCTGTTATTATATGCTTCAAGCTGATAGCCGTTTCCCTGCTGCATTGTAACAGTATATGTACGTGTGGAAGCCGCCATAGCCTCAATGTCTGCGACAGGAGTCATTTCCATCATTCGGGCAATTATTTCACGGGCGATCCTTTCATAGTAAGGTATGCCTCCGTGTGTCGGGTCAATGATGGTATTATCAGTATAATGGCTGTAAAACCAAGTCTTGTTCATATCATTGATACCGGTCTGCAATTTGGATTCAACGTATTTGATCCCCCACAGATTCAGAACCTTGATCATGTCAGCGGAAATATTGTTTACCGCGGTAGAAGTTTCACACACGTGAGGAGGTAAGACAAACAGGATATTGATGTTACGTGCGACAGGCACCTGATTAATTCCGGTGTAATTCACCTCATCATAGTATCCTTTCACTTTCATATATCTGTAGTATAATTTGGACAAGAGCACATTGATCGCTCCGCAAAGTGTGTTTGTATCATGGTTTGACATGGAGATATCTCCCAATGTGTAGCCGCCTCTGTCGTTGGTTCCTCCTGCGACATTTATCAATACTGCATCTTCTGCGAGAGCATTGATACGGATATCCTGCCAGAAAGCATTACCATTTGAGCCGCTGATACGCGTTCCTCCGATTCCGTGCCATTGTGACATCGTACCTAACATCCGGTCTATAAAAAACTGGTATCCGGGATTCTGAGAGATACTGTCCCCTAATGTATCAGTAATCTTGTCGGTCCACCATGTTCTGACATCCCAGTTATGGACTATCTGGTAAAGATACAGATAGTCGGTCGGCACAGCCTGCTTCACATGACTGATATACGGTGTCCTGTTTCCACCTCCGCCCAGTTTTACCATCAAATCACCTGTCTTGTTATTAATGTGGTATTCAAACCGTATCTTGGAGGTTCCTTTACGGGCGGCGAACATAAGATAAGGGGAACTGCCACCTTGTGTGTTCAGTTCCCGTTTCGGAATATATGTGCCATCATCTGTATAACAATATATATGTCCTGATGTAACACCCTGAACGGAAACGATCCCTTCTGACGGACAGTCTATAAAATCCGTGATACGATATGATGGATTGGATACAACCGCACCGGTTGACGCATCAAGATACGCATTGGTCAGATTGCCGTTAAACAGATTGTATGTTTTTGTTTCAGCGAGCGACAGGCTCTCACCCATCTTCTCCCACTGTGCATTCTTTCTGCCATAAATACGATCATCCACTGGCGCTTCTTCCACCGCATTGATTTCTTTCAGCAGATCGGGATTTTTAATCCAATACTCCGCAGAATTGGAAGGGGAGTCGTTGGTCACAACCAAAGAGGACACATTACTGGTTATAATCATGTTGACCTCTTCCATGTCTGCTATATCCGCATAATCCGCAATCTGGAAATAGGATGCCGGAAGTCCCATGCCCGTCTGCGTCTTGAACGAACCGGTGGTTATTATAGCACCCTTATAATCCAGAATAAAAAATGTCACGCTATAATATTGGTTTGCCCAAATTTTATCGGTATTCTTTACTTTAAATATCGGATAAATGGCCCATCCATCAGAATTCTGCATATAGCCGGTAGCGCCTTTTATAAACCGCACATTCAGTAGTGCGTTTTCCATATCAAGCATGGAATTTCCTCTCACTCTATAATCACTCAGAACATTGACCGGAAGATCGTACTCCTTGTTCCAGTAATTGACAAGGTTCTCAAGAAATATTTTACCACCATTCTTGGCAAAACACATTGAAACCTTGTTATATACGAGTTTGGTATTCAGAGTGAATGAGTACGTTCCAATTTCTGTATTATAACTGAAACCTCCTGTATCATCATCTATATATGCCAACGCCGTAGGGGTGTTACCCGTATTCTTCAAAATATCCTTGAATAGAATAAACGCCGGACTATCCTCCCTGCTGATCTCAATACAAAGATAATCGCTGTCATTTACATATTTTTTTGTTCCAGCAATAATCTTGATGTTATCTCTTATCACAAACTTGTCGTACAATGTTGTAGATTCGTCAACAAGTTTCATTACATAATTAGAAAGGGAGTCATTTGGAGCTAATTCAGCTATTTCTGTAGCCAGGCTCTTACGTGTTTGGGGATTGACCACCGCATCATAGATAGTAGCCGGATAGATGGTTTGTCCACCCTTGGTCAGTTTATGCATTTTTACCATAATGTATCTTATTTTTAGCCTAAGTTCCGCCGGAACTTGGACTGTTGTTATTTTATGTAATTATTGATTAACTCTTAAAATCACTCAGCACATCATCATACTCCTGATCTGACAGAGATACGCTCTGCACCGCATTGTATGCGGCATAATCCGGATAGGGAATGATCTCCGCTGTGCTCTCATCCGTCTTGCCGGAAACGAGGATAACACCTGTAATCTCCACCGATACAAGATTGCAGATACCATCGGCAAAATCAGCATCAGAAAGATAGTATTCGCGTTTGACCGACAGAGTGCCGGGACGGAGTCCATGCCTGTCAAAAATGACCAGCAGACTACCATCATCAAGCCTACGGCAGTTCTTGTACCCGTGCCCGTCAAACTCCGCAACAACACATCCCGACAGGACTGTACGGTAAGTGAACCGGAAGGGAGTATTCACATCCCCATTCAAGTTCTTCTCTATGATCTTAAAATCGGACTGATAATTAATTTTCATACCTATAATATTGATGTTACATCATCTATCTCCTCGGCTGTCAAGATGCCGGAAAGGTCAACACTTCCACCGCCTCCGGTTGTTCCTGTAGGACTCCATTTCCCCTTTATCTTGCAATCATATATAGGACCGGGTATGGTATCCCCCACGACAGCCCAGTCGCCCACAACTGGAGATGGGACAGCAGCATGCAATGCTTCTTCCGTAGAAAACAATCCCTTGTTGCGGACACTGTTCTGCTTGACCTTATCAATCTCGGTAGAAGTCTTACTAAAATTGTAGTTAAGCCGATCTGCCGCCTCACTCCAAGTACCTGTTTTATTTATCGAATTAAGTTCCATATCACTTCATTTTATTTGGGCAATTGGTTTTGATCCCATACAATCTCAGAACCTTTAACCATAATTATGCGTCCTCCCATTATCTGGGTCTGATATATATAACCGTCACTTCCTTTTTGCTCGACAACCATACTGTCCGGGCGGAAATACAAAACATCATTACTATTCGGGTCAAACATAGAAACCATGGGAATCAACCCTTTCAGTCCGTATATGCATGATATATCTATCAGGGAGGCGTTCGTATTATCACGCATCTCTATTGAGGGGATTCCATATTCATTTTCCGGCTCAATGCTTATTGTATAGCCATTTGAAGACTTGACTTTTACTTTTCCAACAAATTCAGGATTTCCATCTGCATCCCATTTGATGTTCCCATTGGCAAGCTGCCCGGAACCATCCTCATTCAACAGTATCTTGCCATTGGCTATTTCAACTTTTCCCCGGAAATATCCGCCCAAAGCATAGATATATCCACGAAAAAAAGCATTACCGCCATGAGTAGCGACAAAGTTCGCCATATTCGCCCATTCTTCATCCGTAGGCTGGTAATTAGGATCATTACGAAACCTCATTACGGTTAATATAGCCTGTTGAAGCGTGCCACCTGCCCAGAATGCCACATCATCATCGTCATTGTATATGCCGCTTACTCCGGCAGTGACCTTCTGTAACTTGCCATCCTTGTAGTTACCTAACTGAATCATATTGGCCAATATCAAACCGCCAAGGATATCCACAGATCCATCCTTAATCGCGCTGGCGATATAATTGATTGACTGAAAACCGGCTGTTGCCTTGTCGTTATCCAAAATGGACGGTTTCCAGTCTGTGGCAATGGTTCCTCTTTCTAACTGAAGATCACAAACGGTTGCGGTACCACTGATGAGAAATATACCACTGCCATTGAAGGTAATCTTATGGGTATATCTCTGATAAGAGGATGTGAGAGGCTGAGAAACACTGAAAGAGCCGCACGAAACAGACACAGACGTACCCTTTGCTTTATAACTGATAACATAACTTTCTCCTTTAATCAATGATACAGATTGGGACAAACTACCGATTGCAGCAGAGTACCTGGAGCCGGCAGCACTATCTGCGGATACGGTAGCCACACCCGTCCAATACTTTAATTGCTTGCTATATAATTCGGTATCAGCAGACAATTGAGTATCAGAGGACAATGTCTCACTTTCATAATCCCCGGTAAACCCAGAGTTACGCAACAGATTGACACTTCCGACAGCCGCATTGTCTATCGCATCCTGAGCCTTTTGGGCCAGATCGGCAGCCGCCTGTATCTCATCCGGAAGACCTTCCATATTACGCCATCCAGTGGAACCTTGCTCGATATGGAACATACCCTTGATATCAACACCGCCTTTTTGTGTATAACGGATGTAAGTGCTCTCATCCTTGGCACCGATATAGGCATCACCATACACATTGATATAGGCGTGTCCGGTGGACTTGTCAAAGCCCAGCCCGATGACTTCTTTCCCGGCAAGGGCGAAAGAATTGATGCCTTGGTAAAAAATAATGGAAGGCGAAGTTTCATTAACAGAAGAAAGGATTATAGCTGCCTGACGAGTGATGTCCGTCAAGTGTCCCAAGCCAATAATATCATCACCGGCAACCGGGATATCACTGTCCTTGTCGGCATTGGTTTTGCTCAAGTCAATATAGTCAGATCCTACACCTGTCACCTCACGCCAGTAGTAGCGGTTGGATACATTGTGAGATGTTCCTTCTTTAATGTTAAATTCTTGGGCTAATGCTAATGTACCGACTGTAAATTCGTTATTGATTGTAATACCATCGACTTCCGATAAGAAGAAACAGCGGTAGCTCTCATCAAGTTCCTCCACACGGACACACTTCATTCCGGCTGGAGATAAGATCTGCTCACCACCAACATGCGTCTTCTTTTTCACTTCAAGTTCATCAAAGACAGCCTTAATCTTCACATAAAGCCGGTCAACAACGGCTTGAGAGGTACCATCTTCCAGTACAGTAATTCCACTACCGTTCTTACCAATCAAAAGACCTTTCAAAAAAGTGATCAGCTCATTAGCGATATCTTCTTTATCTTTACGAAGGAAGTATTTGGTGAGCTTTTCTAAATCGGAATTATCCATGTTTTCTAGAATCCCGATAAATATGCGCCCAATTCTTTCAGCTGTATTCTCTCCTTCTGCAGATGCGTTTCTTACTTGAAGAGCCAGTTTCTTTAATATGTCAACCGAATCGCTCATTCTCCTATTACACGAAAAACAGTTCTATTAGATTTTAATTTCCCTCCACCGTTATAAAGTGGCATGTTACATTCTTTGAGGTAGAGTACGCACTCTTTTAAATAACGATCTGCAATGTTGCATGCATCATTATATACCATCATCTTCTCCTTGAATTCCGTATGATTGCTATACTCACCTTCCTTGTTTACGAAGCCAAAACGGGATACATTCCCATCTCCATTTTTGACAATACAGGCATAGGTATAGTATGCCAATGCTATACGGAGCCCGGTGAAAAGTTTCTTTTCCTTGCATTTGGTTTCGTAAGTACCACCGTCAAGTAATAATGCGTATTTATCCGGATTCGTTTTTACATCAAGGAACAGTTCGTCTCCTAACGCTGATTTGATGTAGATATTCTCCGACTCACGGATATAGGTTTCTATCTTGTCAGGATCGAGATGTACAGACATTCCGCGAGATAAAGCTGACACTTCATCTGTTGTTATTAGATATTGCTGCATTTCTTATATACTTTAATGGTTCGACACTGAAATCTCCTGAAGGATTGGCTACTTCGTGCCAATAGCTGAACACACGGCTTAGCGTGCGTTCTATAAGACGTTGTTGTTTGCTGACGATAGAGTTATAGTATTCGAAGGCATCTTCCAAAATATCGCCTGAGAATCCGACTTTACCAATACGGATGCAATACCATGGCTCTTGGCCATAAGCTGAATAAATACGTTCAACCACACTTGCGTCAGTAACGGTAAATTCTTTGTCGTAATTTTGTGAGTTCAGATTTATTATTTCAGGTTTTTCCTCATCGCTTTCTAAAGTAACTTCCATAATCTTTCCTGCATTCGTATCACCTTGCAACTGGATGAGTGTATTTGAGAAACTGTCGTCATCGTCTGTATCTTTCACTTCGTTGCCTTCTTCGTCAAAGGTTATGTTCGATCCCTTTTTGGTGAATACCATAGCGCCAGGGAAGAAATTATTTCGTACATTTCTGTACTTGACATTGGACAGCCCTTCATCGGTACTCATTTCTGTAGCCACCCGGTCACCTTTCCCGACAGGATAAGTATTTTTTCCGGCCATTGACACCCATAGGATTTGACCTTTGTAGTATTCAATGCCTCCGGCAGCTTCTATTTGAGCTAGTATCACATCTTTTTTGGGGTTAAAAACGTCTATGTAGTCGATGTTTTCTTTCTTGACCTGCAGAGCTTTCCCTTTACGTGTCTTCTTTCCGCTCCAGTCTGGATGTACTGCTATTTTTGCCACATAACCGTTTTCATCTTCTTCCGTCAGACGGCAATTTTCAAACGGTACGTGCTGCATCTCCACTATCTCACAGAAAACATTGTAGTTAACATGGATTGCTATTCCATTGAGTTCGGACATGTCTTTACATAGTAACATGTGTACATCATCCAATGTGTCACCTTTTCGATTGACCACATATTTGGAAAACGCAACCTCACGGAATCCGTTTCCTTCGATAAAGTCAGCGAAACGGTCTGAGCATTCAGATGCAGTAGAGCTTGCAGCAATGATATTCTTTAATGTCTGTGGATATAGGTTGTCCTGTCCGTAGGCTTGAATTCCTAGATTTTGTAAATAGCTGGTATCAATGCGGTTACTGCTTTTCTTTTTTAGATCTCTTACTCTCATGTTCGTGAGGTTTACGTCCGTCCTTTATATCTTTTAGTCAACTTTACCTTCGCCTTTTCCATTCATTGCGTTCATAATCTCAATGGCCTTGCTTAGATGCAGATTCAGAACTTTTTTACTGATTTTCTTGCCGTTGATTTGGAAATCTTTCAACGTGTCAGCCACGGATTCTTCAGAAACTCCGTCTTGTAATGATTCTACCATTGAATCAAGCAGGCTTTGATTGTATCCACATTTGTTAACACGTTCTTTCCAGTCCGTAGGTACATGGGCGAAATAAATTTCACCTTTCGGATTTTTGGCAAGGTACTTTTCAGCAACTTCATCAGTGAGGTTGTCATTAGTGTACATTTTATTGCTTCCGAACTCCGGTTGAAGCAGGACACCATTTTTTAATATATAATTACATTTTTCTTTCATACGGTTATTCTTTTTGATGTAAACAGTCATTTCGATTACAGCATCGCGATAGCAGTCGTTACACGATGTCTTGGTGAATTCTTTTCCTAATACTTCCTTGTACAATCTTTCTATCTCCGATTTATCAGAAGAGGAGTAGGAGGGAAGTTCTCCTAGCTCCTTTAATTTATCAACCACTTCTTCTAACTCCATAATCATTCAGTTGGTTTTGTCAGTGTTTCAACAAGCGTTTTTGTCGCATCGTAAGATGTTTTGTACAAGAATAATGCTGATTTGGGAACCTTGGTTTCTTGCAAAGAGATATTCCATCCCCCTTCCGTTTCTTCGGAATACTTGTCATTGCCGATCTCTGCGGCTTTCAAACCTTGGTAGTAACCGTAAACCTGGAAAGCTGAATCTCCCGGATTTTCGGTTTTATTTAACCCTTTGGCTTTATTTTCCAATACAACGACAAAATCACCGTTAGCAAGCCCGTCAATAATGTCATTGCATACATCGGGGTCATTTGCTAATACAACCATGTTCACTATGTTAGTAAACGTGTTACGATAGGTTCCTGTTGCCAAGGTTGTATTGGTACCAGTAAAGGGGGTTGCACCGAATACCTGTACCTTGTAACCTTTTTTACCTGTTTTCAGTGCAAGAGTTTCGATCACATTCTTACGGGTTGCGTTGAATGTAACCGCACCGAAATCCACGTCTGCGCGATTCATTATCACACCTTCCTGTTCCAGCCCGGGAACGATAGGATCATCGCACGATGGTGCGATGTCCTTTTTGATTGTTATATCACATATTGCCATATTTGCTCTTTTTCGTTAGTATGCTACCTGTACCAACTCATCTTCGCCAATCATGGAACCTAATTTTCCTGTTGAATAAATGTAGTTCTTGCGGGCTTTCTTATCAAACCAGATATCCAAGTCCGACATCGGTTCGGTGCCCTCACATCCATACATCAAGTTCTCAGGAGAACATAAAACAGCACGATGCGGTAAGTTAAGTTTGGTTTTGTTGTTCTGATAGGCTTGAATAAATCTATCCCAAATGGAACATTTAACGATGGTTGTTCCATCGTATTTGCTGACCTCTACACCGTCAAATACAACTTCCCAGGGCATGATTACCTTGTACTTTTCTTTCATATCGTGAGTTAGAGCATCGCACATTGACTTGGTGGCGAAAATTGCGCATCCGTCTTTTTGGAAAATCCGGCTGTCGGCATCTTGCAACATCGCATCGAATATTGATGTGGCAATGCCTGTTTCTTTCATCTTTGATTTTTGTAATGCATATGATTCTTCTGCGTTGGCTGCAATTTCAGTGTGCTGTCCGGTATTGTTGGTACAGATGGCAAACAGACGTTTGAAAAAACCGTCACATGTTTTAAATAGTTCGATGTTTACTCCGTCAGTGATTTGACCACCTCCAGTGACAGACGCTGCTGATTTATCTCCAAACCATGTAAAACGCCACATCATTTTCATCATAGCTTCAGACAGCTTCGGCAGTACAATACCGTCCATATATTCGGTCGATGTCAGGTCTCCTATATTTGTTCCCGTTTTAAGGCAGTACTTGGCAATGGTGTTTTCCAAGTCTGTATAGCACATTTCCAAAGGAATTTGCCAATCCCCGATTTCCCATTCCTTTTGGGCGGCAGCGATAGCCACTTTTTTATATTCAGGGTCGCATCCGGAGCCGGCTACTCCGATATCTTCCATTTCACCGATAAAACCTGCTTTTTTACCGTTAGTCACATTGGGCATAAACGTCATAAAACGCTCCATGTCCTCGTTTTGAAAGACTGTTAACTGAATAAGGTCTTTCAAGTCTTTTACAGCCTGATTATCAGGTGTAAGTTTGTCAAAATCTAAAATAGGCATTTCCCCTCCTTTTATTACTTGTTGTTTCTTTTTTCTCTTTCTTCACGAAGTTTTCTCTGAATAGGCGTTTCATTTTCTTCTACTCCTTTTATACCCTTGTTGAACGTTTGGGTACGAGCTGACACTTTATAAGTACTACAATGTTTTGCCAGCCAGTTTTCGCCCCCGGCCATACGGACTGCGTTCAGAATCTTGTTGTCCTCAATGGTACGGGCATTCGTCTTTAGAGAAGCATTCTCAGTTTCCAACTCTTCTATACGGGCTTTTAAAGCTTTCACTTCATCCTCTTCCAATTCATCAGGATCTTTAATTTCTGTAATAACGCCATCTGTCACAATGATAGTCTTTCCGTCAGGCATGACATGTTCGCCATCGGGACTTGCTGTATCTCCTACTTGGGGTTCACCTTCATCTCTTTCCACGGTAAGCGTGTTACCTTCGGCATTTGTCAATTCCATAGATACGACCTGTACGTCTTCAATTTTTTGATAGCCGCATTTGGCCAGCAGCCTGTCTATGATAGTCTGCTTCACTGTTACTTCTTTTTCTTTGTTCATTTTTTTGTTATTAAATGTGTAAGTTCTCCCTTTGGCAGTTGTAGGCATAAGAACGGTCGTGATAAAACCTAATTGTTTGGCTGTTTCACCACCAAACCAACCGGCTTTATTCATTTGGGCTTCGATAACTGAGGCTTCCGATCCTGTGCGTTCTACATACAAAGCTAGCATCTTGTTTTTTTCACTCTCCAAGTTTGATTTTATTGATTCTAGGGTTTCAAGATCAAGGTCTCCATCGTATGAAGCCATATAAGGCTTGTGAATAAGAAACTTTGCATGTGGATAAGCAAAACGTCTTTCTTTTGCAGCGGCCAATAATATCACGGTTGCCATGGATGCACATCGTCCTACTGCAGTACAGCTGATTTGCTTTCCTGAAGCACGTAAGGCGTCATAAATGGCATACCCTTCAACGGCATCACCACCGCATGAATGTATCTCAATATCAATAACGTGGTCATTCGGATCTATCCAAGATAGGAAATTTTGAATATCGGGAAAAGACAATCCCTCTTCACCAGTTAGATACCAATTTTCCATTTTGTCTTTATCCGCAACAATATCTTTGTTGATGTATAATTTCGCCATATATAATCTATTTTGAAGCAAAGGTAAAAAACGGTATATGGCTATAAGAATTTCAGAACACAATAGCACTGACACGCTTTGTCAGTAAAAAAATAAGGGGAAGAATAATCTTCCCCCTTATTGAATTGAAACGTCAACGGACAACCTGTCAATGACTCTATAGATGGTCCTTTCTGAAATGCTGTATTCATCTGCCAGGTACTGCATGATATATGCCTTTTTATGACCTTCAGCCGTAAGACGGGTGTAGTCTTTATACATTTCTAGGTATTTAATATCTGATGCATCTAATGACATTTCAGACATTATCCTAAGAGTGTTCCTGTTTATATATAATAGTTCGTATGCTTTCATAAACTACCGCTTTCTTCTATGTATTTAATTCTATTCGCAACTGAAGTAAACTCTTCTACAGAAACGACAGGGGCAGGAGCCATCATCATTCCTTTGGCGACTGCTCTGGCCAGCATATCTTCGCCTAAAGTTTGATTATTCGTTGCTGTTACATTAATAGGTACACCTCCACCCATCATATTGAAGGATGATAGGATAGGGGCGAACATGGACGTAGCTTTGGCAGTTATAACGGATTCTCCATTCGACAATTGTGCCGGAATACTGTCGCTCGTTCCTATCCCCGGTCCTGTAACCAAACCACCTTCTGCAAATTTAGCACTTTTTACTATCTTAACAGCATTTGCAATGTTAGAAAGGATTGTTGCAATACCTGATGCCATTGTAGCTATACCAAGAATACCTTTCCCTGATTCAGCGGATACCATTTTTGCGATCGCCTTACCTGAATTGATGGCGATCTCTGCCAAAGCCAACATTTTGCTTGCCATAGCAAATCCTCTGTCAGACTCCCCAATTTGTTCTGTGAGAGCTACAAGGCCATTTGTCACCTGTTCCATTGCTTCATATTTAGTTTGTTCTATTTCAATCTCCTTATCGCTCAGTTCTTTTTTGGATTCCAGATAAGCATTCTGTGCTTCCAGCTTGCGAAGATTGAATGCTTCTATACTTTCACCTTCCATTTGCTGCAGGCTATCGAGCTCGGCTTTCTTTTGTTCCATCCTTATACGAAGAATTTCCTCTTCGTTATCATATGCTTGTGCGATTTCCGTTTCAAAGCGTATGCGCATGGCTTCCTGTTGCTTGTTGATAATATCCTGCTCATGAACTGTTGCCAGTTCGTCTATCTTGGTATTGTACTTTGCTTTAATGGCCAGTTTCATTTCTTCGGTTTGTTCTGTGCTGGTAAGTTCCGCCTCTTGTTGTGCTTGTAATTGTTGTATCTTTAACTGATACTCCTGCTCGCTGCCTTCCTTGACCGATTCCAATTGCAGGGATATCATTTTTAAACGGTTCTCCAGTTCTTTTTTCAGCTCCTCATCGGACAACTTGCTAAGCTCCATAGATTTTTGTTGTTCCAAAGCCTTTATTTTGGCGTTGATGGCTTCACGAGCCTTAGCGGTAAGGTTCTCTTCTTGCTTTAAACTGATTTGCAAATCCTCAATCTGCCGGGAATAGTTCAATTCAATCTCTTTCCGTGCTTGTTCTCTCTTGTCTTTCACTAAGGCAAGCATAGCATCTTCTGCTGCCCTTACTGCTTCCAGTTCTGTTTGCTTTGCTTCCTTTGCTTTGTCTGCACCTTCCTGGCGGATAGAGTTTAGGGTGTTTTGCTGCTCTGTCTGACGGGTGTAACTGCTTTCTTCCAATTCACTTAATCTGTTTACTTCTTCGCTTAATTTCCTAAGGTCATCAATAGTGCTTTCCGATATACCGATTTTTCCAATAGCTTCATCTGCTGTAATTGCTCCTTTTTGCATGTCCTCAATGGTCTTAAGGGCTTCCTTTGTTACTTTAGTATATCCGAGCATATTGGCAATTCTTGCTTTCGCTAAGTCTGTTTGGATTTTTAAGTCCTCTTTTTCCATTGCTGCAGCTTTTTCCGCAGCTTTGATACGTTCCTGTGTGGATAGGGTTTGGTCATCTGCAGCTTTTTTCAGCTTCTCAATTTCAGCTCGGTTAGAGGCACGTGACATGGACAGCATGACTTCCCTCTTGTCTATCTCATTCAAGACTTCTGCCAGCTTCCACGCCTGTTTGGTTTCATTGACTATTTCATCACCGATACCAGCGAATATGGATTTGGCATCATTCCCCGCCTGTTTGAAGTTCCCGGTAAACAGATTCACTAAAGCACTTCCCAACTTGCCTGCCCGGTCTATTAAGACATTTACAGTGGCACCCAGAGCCCCCATTATTTTATTGGCTGCTTCCACGCCCTTCTGTGTTTTGGTGAACCATGATACCAAAGATCCTAAAGCTACAATTAATACTCCAATACCAGTTCCAAGTAGAGCAACTTTCAACAGTTTCAAAACTTTAATCCAGCCGGTTGTGGTGGTCGAAACAGTAAGCATTTCTGTTTTTACTCCAGACAAATAATTTCTTACTCCACCCAAGGAGGTCACCATTACATTTATCTGCTGCACGAACGGGATATTGGCATTGGCGGCTTCCATTATAGCTTCCTTGTAATTGCCAACATTTCGGTAATACCGCTGTGTCTCTTCTTCAGCGCCCTTTAGAGCATCAGTAACCTCATTAATCTTGTTTTTCAATTCTGTGCCGCTAGCACCTTTACGTTCCGCTTCGGATAAAGCATCGTATTCAGCCGTTAGGTTTGACAGTTTGGCACGGAGAGAAACAAGGCTGTTTTCTTGTGCCTTCTCCTGCTTGAGCTGATTTTGCATTGTTTTCGTTATAATACGTATCGAATCATTCCAGTCTGCTATATGAATTTTAGAGTCTGCCATTTTCTCGTTATATTGTTTCCTTTCTATGTCTCCAGCCTTTAACTGTTCCTTCAGTTTCGCCTCTGCTTCTTTGGCTTTGTCGATTTTTGTCTGATACTCGGCTATAGCTTTGATAGCCTCATTATAATTCACTTTGATATCAAGTATCTTTTCTACTTTGTCTGCCATAATTTTAGATGTCTAATTGTAATAATTCAACATTTGCTATTCCTGTATTTTCTGCTGTAACGGATAGAATTGCATAATATTTCCCATATTGGGCCAGATATGCTGGAGTGGTCATATCTAAGTCTCTCAAGTCTTTTTCTGTTATTTCTATTTTTTCTTTAATGATTTTGGGGGTATACACTGCATTTTGAAAGCTTGTGTAGAATCTTTTTATGATATCTGTGAACGACAATTGTGTGAAGGTTCCATTTGATAGACCTCCATTGTTTTCCTCGAGAAGTATTCTTGGTTGAACTTTTTGCAGTTCAGCCTTTCCCTCTCCGTCATATTTGTACAATCGTATGAATGCTGTAATTCCTCTCATGTCGCATCCTGCAAATTTCAACTCTGCCATTTCTCTAGACTTCTCTAATGAGCTGATCAAGCAAGTAATTTCTCCACTGTAGTTGCCTTTTACCGTATCATCGTCTTTGTATTTAAGTATATTTCTTTGTGCAAAGCCATCGATAGTGAATTTCATTTCTTTAGGCTTGTTGGCCATATACGATGCTATTACCCGTCTAGTCCAATTGTACGCTTGTTCTTTTTTCTTTATGATATCATCGACAGACATAAATCTTATAATGTTCGTGCCTTCAATAGGATATGCAAATACGCCTAGCATGGTAGATATTGCTTTAATAAAATCAAGCTGTGTCATATCTGGCAAATTTGGTATAATGGGGTAATGACCATTCCCGTTAAGAATACTTTCGTCTGGTTGCTTGGGCGATACAAGGCTGTTTTCCATTCTTAGATTTATGATTCCATCTACACCGTTTGATACGTCTGCAATAAATCCGATATTTGTGAATCCAAACCGGATATCTGTACCTTTGTTTACTGAGTCAGACTCTACACCTTCGAACTCAAACGTAATATTGTAAGAGTTTCCTCCATTGCTTATTATATCCGTATATCCTATGTTGAATATTTCATTGTTCTCTCCGTTCTCAATATAATAAGCTATCATGGCTGCATTGCTGGGATAGAAAGAAGTTAAAGTATGTATTGATACTTTGCCTGAAGCATTGAGCTTTATGGAGTTTCCTTTTGTCTTTATTCCACTAATGAATGTGCCTTCGCTTAGCGAGCTTTTATTTACCGTTCCATAATATGATGAATATTCTTTGTTTTCGAAGTAAAGTTCAATAGGCCCGGTTCCTTGGTTAAGGTAATATTTTGCATTCAACCACAGTTCATTCTTTTGAGAGAATTCCAACCCGTCATTTCTTGTCAGCAATGGGATAAACAGTTTGTTCAAGACTGCTTGCTGTTCACTTGGAAAAATGAATATCACATCATTATCAAGTGATATATGTTCTAAAATCCATGTTGCTTTAACTGCCGGATGATAGGGTAAGTCTTTATCGGCTGAACGTATATTGTAATTTACTTTTGGGAAAAAGAAATCTCCATGACTATCATATTGGCTTACGTTCTTTCCGCTATTCCATTCGATGTAATAATCAGGAAATGGATCATTCCCTTGGCTTTCATAATGCCAACGTTCTTTTAAATCTTGCAGTTTTTTTTCTTCATTGGCAATACTTGAAAATTGTGTTGCGTTTCCCCATATTAATGCGGTTTCAAACACATCAGACGTGCCTATCAAGTATATTTTTGCCCCTTTGATAATTTCTACTCCGTTTCTTATGTATCTAGCGTCAAGGTAAAATGAAGCAACGGAATATTGGCAGGATGGCAGGTCTGCGTGAAGAAATGCAGACTGATTCCTCACTGTGTTTGGAAGTTTAATAGTGTAGCTTGTGTTACTTACAATTTTGCCTATATCGGTGAATATATTATTCTTGTATTTTAATGTGATATTGGTGCTGTCGTCCATATCTACTAATTTGTTGTTGGCACCGACATATAATAATTCATTTCTCATAAGCTCTGCACGTTAGTTTCAGGTAATATAATGTTCGCTTCAAAGTCTTGCAGTGATACCCGCTGTTTGACGAAATTTCCCACAGACACATTTACGGCCATCCATCTGGCGTTACCGTTATCATCATAGCCCATGAACATATCAACAACAGGAGATGTGGCCATTTGGTAAAGGAAGTCATAAGTTATGCTGTCTATTAATGGAGCGCATACGGGAAGTGTCGTTTCTTCCATTTTCCTTTGCTTTCGTCCGCTACCTCCATGGTATCCGTTCTTGTAACTGTAATCCTGCATATTGTTTCTGATGAACTCTCCGTCATTGGATACCTGCGAAGTCTCGTCTCCTTGCATGAATAGCCAGTAACACCACATTCCATGGCGGTTGATCCATCTCAAGTATATTCCACAGTCTGAATTGTCAACCTTACAAGTGATCTTTGTGGCCATATTGAGCAGCCCTCGGAAGGTGAAATCAAAGGTGTGGTCAAAAACAGATGCTGCCGTATTACTTCCAGGTAGATAAAATTCCACCCTGTCTGAAGCATCTATTCCAGCAAGAATGATATTCCATGCATTTTGTCCTGATAATGCGATAGGGGAGCTTTCGGAACCATCTATAGTTACTTTTACATTCCCTGATGTTGCAGAGTATAAGCCTACAGAGAATGGGTAGTTTTTGAACCATGTCAGCACTCGGCTTCCATTATACTGCTCTCCAACCTTACTGGCTCCCCACAATATGAATACGTTGAACTGGAAGCTGTTTTCAAGTGTTCCTGATTCGTTATACATATCAAGCTCTATGCTAAACAGACGTCCTAACTTACTATCTTCGGCGTGAGTTGACTTGTAATCGACTTCTCTGTATTCGTCAAAATAGCTCTGCGTATAGAATGATAGGTCAAAGAAGCAGGAACCACCGAACGTCGCTCTGTTCTCTCTGTCTGATGTGGCTGTGGTGGTGTCCGTTACCGTTGCAGTAACAGATTGATAGTTTCCGCCAAGGATATTTATTATCACAGGATTAAAGCAGAATCCTATTTGGTCAGGATATTCAATTGTTGTATTATCTATCGTATGTGTTCTCATTGTCGAAATTCAGATTTATATGTTCAACTTCTGTTTCATATATAGCCGATACCCTGCTAGCTATATTGTCCACGGTATTTTCTAGATCACGGGAATAGATTTCCTCATGTTTTCTGTTTCGGTATAGTTCCGTTCCTTCCTTGGCTATCTTTCTAGCGACAAGGTAGGCGAAGGAATCGGGCTTCTTTACTTGTATACCCTTATCTTCCACCCATTGGCGGATAATCTTGTAAAATCCTTTCGGAACGTTCCCTGGTCCACGTCCGGTTTCTAGTACAGCGAATGCCTGCCTGCCCCACAAAACGCCTCCGTCCTCCGACATTTCTACTTTCAGACTGCCCTTTGTCCTTCCACTGGCTACTTGTCCGGCTGCTTCATGGTTGGCTATAATTCGCTTGCGTAACGCTTCCAGCTCTTCACCTATTATTCTTAGGGTTCCGGCTTTAGTTTCTGCTGCCATATACAATCTCTTTCACGCTCTTGTTGCAAATAACAGTACCCATTATCTCTTCTAACTTAAGTTGGATAACTATTCCGGTTACATTAACATCCAGCTTGTCATAGAAAACAGAATAAGGGATATCTCCTGATATTTCTTTGAACATCCCACTCCTGTTCAATAGCAATATGAATTCTTTGGCTTTATTCTTGCATCCTTCTATCACTGCATCATTTTCTGTGCCATCAAAATCGAACTTGGTTTTATCCATGAATGCCATCATACAGTTAGGGCAGTCTCTTAACTGCTGTCTGCCTAGATTAAAAGTTCCGCTTACAGGAAGGAGATTAAGCACTGCCGGCAATTTAATCTTGTCCAGTCTTATATTGGCTGTTTGCCAGTTGTCAAAAAGGTAACTTACACCCTCCATGGAGTCTACTATCTTTTTAATTTTTTGCTCTACCGTCATTTCTTCTTACTTAATATGTTTCTTAATCTACGTTCGAATCTTACTCTTTTGGCGTCCATGTCAAGACATTTATATACTCTGACCCATGGCACGCTGTCTACTTCTGCATGATCAGTGATACCCATGCGCTGCGCATAGTAATCAATCATGCCGAAAGGTCCAAAATTTAGCAATTCGGATCCTGCTTGCTTCTCTTCGGGTGTGGGTGGTACATTAGTCGACGCGAATAGTTTATTTATTCGTTCAACTTCTTTGGCCACCCATTGTACGAATCCCAGTACATCGCTAGCTGGAAGTTGGGATATATAACGTTTACTCAGCCCCATCAGTACAGTACAGGGAACGAACAAGATATCGTGTTCTGTTTCGATGGATTGCAGTTGCATCAGTTCTCCCATATTTATGTCGTTTAGGGTATCTGGTGTCTTATACTGCCCTAGTTGATAAGGTTTTCTCAGTTCATCCAACTTGGTTCTAATGACCTCGGGTTCGGTGGCAATGCTGCTTATTGTCAAAAATTCTTTTACTGTCATATCTTTCCTATTTTTGCTTTTGGTCGTTTGGGTGTTGGTTTGATGCGGAATATCATTGCCATTATCAGCATATCAAGGTAATCTGTGGAATGACCTAATATTTCTTTCATTTTTTCTTTGCTGATTATTCCTTTCTTCCGTGTGTCTGCATCAATATGTGCTTGTTTGAGAACTGACAATTCTTCAATGATCCGTTCTCGCTGTGCTTCCGTGCATACGATACGAAGCAATCGATTGTTAATCATCTCAGCCAGTTTGAAGGCACACTCTGATTTCAAATTGTCAAATTCAGGATTAATAGGTCGTGCTCCTCCATGAAACTCCTTGATACCGTTCAGATAGCTTTCAAGATAGTTCCCCAATCCGTCAGAGTCCGCAATCATCTTACTACGAGGAATAGAGCATTCTATCATCATCCGCTTTAGGTCTGTTTCAATGGATTTTCCAGTACTGTATTCCTGATCCAGTTTGATAAAACACACATTCCCTTTCCAATGACCGGCGATAAATCTGTCTCGTCCCTTCATTGCAAGGTCTGCAGAACCAGTAGATTCACCTGCAGGAGCAATGAACTCATTCGTGAACAAGTCACAGATAGCGTCGTAGTTACACAGGGCAGTCGGGTCATTATCATACTCCCAATTGCCGAAATATAGGCGTTCCTTTGTTACCCGGTCTTTTGTGTTTCGAAGACTTTCGATGTAGTCTTCTGTTGCCCAAGGATTATCCTGCACCAAAGCTTGGATAAATGCATAAGGAGCTTGTAATTTGTCCTCTTTCCAGGGCTTGTAGAATTCACGGTATAGCCAGTTTTTCTTCGGGTTGCAGGTGATAAGTATCTTTCCGGGTACATGGTATACATCGTTCATGTGGCGGCCGATACGGGTTTTCAAGACTTCGAAGGCAAGGTAGTGCACTTCACCAGCTTCCTCTATCCATCCTCCTGTATATTCCTTAGACCCCAATCGTTCATACATCGAATCTTTCACCGGATAATACGTCAAGTCAATATAAACGATTTCACTTCCGTTGTCGAAGGCTATCCCTTCATTTGTTGTCTTGTATGCCGTGAAGCTGTGAGAAGATGCTACCTTATTGAAGGTCACGGTAACGGACTCACGGCTATCCTTCAAATTATTTCGGCCAACAAACCAGCGAGTACCGGGAAGATAGTAGGCACATTGCATCAGCCATTCACAGCCTAGCCATGATTTACCACCACCTCCGGCACCACCATACAATAAAAATTTCGTTTTGCTGTCACGAAGAAAATTGTATGCCAATCGCTGTTTTAAGTTAACCTTTTGCTCCATATCACTTCAATTTGTCAGCTTCGGGAGTATAGGGAAGAAAGTCAAATCCGTTGAAGGGTTTGCCTTGTGTTGTATGATCCACTTCCTGTTTGTCGGACAACCCTAGCTTTCGGGCTATAATGTTTGCATTGAAAGCGCCAACACAGGCTCCTTCAAATTGTTGAGTCTCGATGGTTTCTTCCACCCGCGCGATGACGTGCAAAAAATCTTCATCATTTTTTTTCATGCATTCACTTCTGAAGCTACTCCACCAACGTGATGAAGTACCTAGATAGATACATAATCCGGTGAGAGAGTAGGGGCGCTGTGTAGGTGAAACTTCTTGTTGTGTTTGCTGTTCATTAACAGTTTCTGTTCTTTTACCTTTTTTGCGTCTAACAGGCATGGTACGTTGTATAGCCTTTCTTGTTGTCCATGGGTTTTCATCACACCATTGGAAATATTCGCACGCCGCCTCCCATAACGCTTCAGGCGTGGCGAAGAGTTTATCCCTGCCATGCTTGCTGCGTAACATCCAAAACTGATTTCCTTTAGGTGCTGCCATTGTTTATAGTGTTTTAAAGATTGGTATAATTTCTTTGTCCAGATCCCATTTGCGATTATTGGGAAGAGGAAGTGTGAATTCATATTGCAACGCTTTCAGATAATCACTCTTACTTGCGCTCCTTCCGTTGGTTGATGCTACTTGAAATGACGAACCTCTTAACTCTTTTTCTGGGCTTATCTTCATTCCTTTATCGAATATGTTAAAATCCTTTCCGATGTAAGCTGTGTTTAATCTGACGATGTCAGCTGTGGAATGATAATGCTGGAAGTACCATTCACCAAAACGGAAGTTGGCTGTGAAGTTCTTTGCGTCAAGAAATACGGCTTTAGAACGATGGTCGTGTGTTTCCTTGCGTTCAGATGATTTCTGGGCGAACAGCAGCGGAATGCCAGACCAGAATATCATTCCTCCGGGCTTGCATAATGCTGATAACGAAAGTAAGACATTATTTTCATCCTCTTCTGAGTTTACAGAGTTCAACACGCTATCGCACACAACCACATCGTACAGCCCGTAGTCCGACAAGGTCTTGCATATGGAAGCACAGTCTTGCCTGATTTCCTTTTCATCAATGATGTCCGCTCCATCTTTGCGGTGGAAGAATTCAATGGCGTCAATGAGATAGCCTTTTTTCTTCAGTATGGTTGCGTAATCCTTTTGTCCGGCACCGAAATCGAGTATGCGCATATCCTTGGTGATGTATGGTATAACCTGCGTTTCATACAACGTTGAATGGCTACGCTTGCTTGGAACCCCGTTCTTTTGCCGTAGCCGTGCCTTTTGGGCAAAAGACTGTATATAGGTCTTTCGTTCCAGATGGGAATACTCGAACACTCCATATTCCTTAGAGAAGTATTTGAGCGCGATTTCTTCTTTCCCTTCTGGAAGGACATATACAAGTAGGTCCATACCTAATAGTTTTACCGTTTTGGCATATACTGTTGAGATGATCACTTTCCCGGTATGGTCACATACGGCATTTGCAAACTGGCCGTAACGGAGAATCATTTTCGTAAGGTCAACAACACGTGAGTTGTTTCCTCCTTTGGAAAGAATGGAGATATCTTTGTTGGATACAGTATAAAATCCTTCTGTTCCTTTAGGAAGACTTACATTGATTTCTGGTTGGATTTCCGACAACTCACATTCCGCATAGTTGTGAAGTTGGTTGAACCTTACTTCATCGGTGGAGTTTACACCATCAAGAATAAAGGCTGGAACATGGGTATACCCAAGCAGCTTCATTGTCTTTGTACGTTGGTGTCCTGCCATGATACGTTTATCCGATTGACGTATGATGATCGGTTTGATAATGCCTAATTCCTTGATGGATTTTTTTAAATCTTCTTGTGCTTCATTAGTGAGCAGGCGTGGGTTATATTCTGCCGGGTTCAATATTGATATGTCTATGTATTCCATCATAAGCCAAGTAGATTATTAACAAAACCAACCATTACACCGTTCTCATCCAAATATTCAGAAGCCCGTGCTTTCAGTGCTTCCAGTTCGCTTTCACTGACTGGAATCTTATACCCCTCAAATACTAAATATTTGATATGAGCTCCGGCTTCATAGTTTGCGTTCTTGAGTACATTATGACTGTCTTCTATATCTTCTGAAAAATCTGTCGGATCAGGAAAGCTGATGCCTTCCATACCCCAATTAAGCAACTCGTTACAATCCCAGTCAAACAACTTGGTTATGTCCCATTGTCCGTTGTTAACGTTATCACGTATGATTAGCTCACGTTCCCTTTCCTCGGTCAGGTTGGGAATAAGAACGGTCGGTACTTGTTGCATACCTAGCGATATACAGGCATCATACCTTTGGTTTCCGGCTATAATGATCAATTCGCCAGTACGGTCTGACAGGATGATCGGTCGGGCTTCGAAATAATCCGGATTGTTTCGGATTGACTCTTTAAGTTTGTCTAGCTGTTCATCCGAAATAGTTCTTGGATTGTTTTCCAGTTTCTTCAGTTCCTCTAGTTTTCTGTAAATAATTTCCATAATTGCTTTTTTTGCGTTACAGAAACGAAGGTACTTAATAAGGGAGCTAAGGGGAAAAATGAGGAAAACAAAGTACTGACACGGCTTGTCAATACTTTGTTATGTGTGTTATAATTCCTTTGTTGATATCAATGCCGAATTGCTGGTAAGATAAAGAATTACAGGAAAGTATTTCACTGGTAACCTGTAAAGTCTTGCATTCTTCTTTGATGAACGTTAATATGAAAAGTGGGAAAGATAGATAATGCTTTTTGCAGATTTTTGGAACGGAGTAGAAACGTGACTTTACTTGTTTTCGTTTTCATTTCCATTGTAGCTATCCTCTGATAATCACATATCTTCCGGCGGCTATTTCACTTCTATACTCGACAGAATAGCCCTTGTTTATAAATGCTCTTATGACATTATCGTGCGCCAACTCCGAAATTTGGTGTCTGTCCTTAGCGTCACTTCCAGTATTTTTTGCCCAACAATGAGGCCAGTTATTTCCCCATCCTACGCCATAATGAAAGTAAACACATTCACCTTTCTCTTTGATTTCCGAGAGGATGAAAGATACAAGTGCGTCTTCCTCGGATTTTCTTCTATTTGATTTTGGTATTTCTATTGTCAACATACTGATTTATTTTTAGCGTCCAACCATTTATCCCGTCTTTCTCTACACGCCTCTAAGGTAGGCGCACAACAAGCAAAGAGTTCACCACTTTCAGTACGGTAATCGTACTGGTACATTCTCACTCTCTTTCTGCCTAACTTTGTTGTGTAGGTAGTGTAATTCTCTTTACCGGGTTGGCATACGCTGCAACCTCTTTCGTCGTTAATTGAGTTCATAATTCAAGTAATTGTTTCGTTTTATCCACGTCTACAAAACTCGTCCACCCTGCTTTATGCAGCTTTATAGCTGCCTCTCTGATTGTGATTTTGCCACTCTTGACACTTTCTTTCAAAGATTCTAATACATTCTTCATTCTTAATTCATTTTTACATTCAATCTTTCTTCACTTGTATAAGCCACTACAAGCCCTGTTTCATCATGCTGTATGGTGATGTACTTTTCACCCCTCTCTATAGTAGAGAAGTCATAAGGGGTTACCATCTTACCCAATACCTTGCCCAGTTGCTTCATCAATGGGGATTCGGGACTGATAACTAAAACTAAATCCGCTTTCATAATCGTGCGTATTGTGGTAGCCCGAAGGCTACCGAATTAAACTTAGAATTTCTCTATTTTGAGGTTATCATTAATGATAAACATACGTCCACATTCTAAAACAACGTGAGTATCTGTGATTCTTTTCACTACTCTTACTACATCATCGTGCGATATGCGTGGCGTACCGTCTGAATGACGACCATTAGACAAATCACCTGATACTCTATATCTCAAACCTACTGTAACTTCATTTACGTTCATAATCTTCTATATTACCGGATTAAACTATTCAATTTCTATATCTATAATTTGCAGAATGTTATCTGTAATCATGCTATTAACACTAAGCTGGGCTGACTTTATGCCGTTGGCAACCATCCATCTTTTTGCTCGGTTGATAGCCGACTGCTTACTACTACCATCGGGTATCAATGCGCCTAAATCATTGTAATCGCTATCTAACAACTCAAAGTAATATCGCTTCATAATCTTCTATATTGCGCAGGGCTTTCGCCCTGCTGATTAAACTTATGCTAATTCTATCGCTCTTGCAGGCACACAAATCATAGTCCATGTTTTGCCCTCTTTTAGGTAATCCACAGAGTATTCAACTTCAAAAGTGCAAACATTCATATCAACACCTGAAATAGTACCTTCTACCTTACCATTTTTAGTAGTTACGACTACTGAGTGACCTTTCTTAAATTCTGTTGCTTTCATATCTTATATGTTTTAATTGTTATTACTTCGTTTCTGATGATGCAAAGGTATAGTATATATACGAAATAAGCAAATGCAAATTATGTATATATACTATATTTAATACATTTTATATAGCATAGACACTAAATTTATATTCATTCACATAAAATATAGCTAAAACAAATAATTATCAAACTTTTCTTTCGCATATATACTATATTATATATCTTTGCATCAAAAATCATAATTTATGGCAAATACAGAATTAAGAATTAAAGAGTTGTGTAAAGAGAGAGGCATTACACAAGCTCAATTGGCTGATAAATTGGGAATACAGCCTGTATCTTTTTCGCAAGCTATAGCAAGAAATAAATTCAGCGTTGATAGGCTTGCTGATATAGCTGACGCTTTAGAGGTGGAAATTCCTGACTTATTTAGGAATGATTCAGACACTATCATCTGCCCTCATTGTGGAGGTAAAATCCATTTTGACGGAGAACCACGTATGCCGGAACATAAGAATATACGAGGGAAAGAATACTATAAATAAAGAAAGGAGAATAAAACATATGGGAAAAAGGATTTATGTCAATGGAGGAATCTTAATAACGACTCCATTTTTTGCATATAAGAATGCAGGGGCATCATACGATCTCCCTCCTGAAAATTCTGAAATTATAGAACCCAATACTATAACTGAAACAGGAGAGCCTTACCTTGAAATTAGCAATGAGCATCCCCAATCTATTTTTAATGAATATTACGCAAAAACATTCTTTACAACACAACATACATTTGCTTATTTTTTCCAAAAAGACTTTATCGGATCATATAATGATTTTAAGCAAAGAATTGATGAAATCCAAAGTGTAATTAACATCAAAGGATTGGACGAACAAAAACAAAATATCATCAATAAATTGTCATATATTAATATCATTACATCATTAGATACATTTATTTGTGACATTATTTTAACCAAAATAATCCAAGACGAAGAAAGTTTCAATAATTTTTTCAATTCAATTCCTCCATGCAAGAAAAAAGATGAAATGACTAAATTAAAAGAAGACAATCTTGTTGCCCAATGGGAGCAAAAGGTCATAGAATATGTAATGAGGACATCTTATAGTAACATTGATACTATAAAAGATATACTCAAAGAATTATTTAAAGTTTCTATAATCGACACAAATGGGAAAATGAAAAAACACTTCTATTATAGGAATTTATTAGCACATAGAAATGGTAGAAAAAAAGATGGAGGTTATATCAATATAACTAATGAAGAACTTAAATCCTTAATAACTGATACGCAATCCATCGCAAAACAAATCCAAACAAAAATTAAGCCGGAGCACTAAGCCCCGGCTCATTAATTGATTAGCCCTTTGATTCTTAACCGATTTACGATTTCGGTATAAAGATACTCTATATCCCCGCTGAAATCCCCATAATTCTGATACAGAAACACGACATCTGCATGGTTGTCGGAAATAGTACTAAGTGCTACTCTTGGACCGGAACTTTTATAAAATGACGTACTATCATTTGATTATCTTTAGCTTGTTATACCAGTGTGAAGAGAAAGGGAACCACCCGATTAGGAATGATTCCCCGAAAATGGTTACTTTATATAGTTTGCTCATGGATTTTTCTTTTTAAGTATTTCAACACATTTTTTTATCCCATCATCGAAACCATGCTTATACCCTTTAGCGTATTCTCCAATGTTATATACCGCCATTGCCAACACAAACAGGATGATACCTACAGGCTTATACCAACCGGGAAGTGATATAGAAAACGGCTTAAATGTAATTGTGAGATCTCCAACCCATAATAGGGCGATAATAAATATAATTGTAAATAATATTGTTTTCATAATCATATAAGTTTTAATGCTTCCTGTAATCCAGATTCAAGTGCTTCCTCGTAGGTATTATAACGGATAATAGGTCTGTCAGACAATCCTACTAAATCATGGTTAGGAATTGTTAGTATATCATATATCCAATAATTTCCATACATATAGGATATTTCGATATGCAGGTTCTTAGTTTCACGAAGCCACTTTTGGGCAACATACAACACTGGACACAAAAATTCAACTGGTTCGTTATCTATTTCCGTACAACATGACATACTTTGCGGAATGTCGTATCTTCTAATAATATTATCGCAACTTATTGTGTGTTCACACTTCCAATTAAACCCTTTCTCTTTCAGCATCTTTGCTGTTTCCAATGTTACAAGTTCTTCGGTCATGGTTATTCTCCTTTCTTCTTTATTCCACTTATTTTTTTGCATTTTATTATTAGAATGTTAGTTTTTATTAGTAAGTTTGCAAAAACTCGTAATTATGGATATTGTATCTTTATTTTTATCTATCATCGCTGTATCGGTTACTGTCTATAATTGCTATAGACAATATTTTAAGAAAACGGAAGGGATTGCTTTAACTATATCTGGTGCTCTAATTGAAAATAACGAATTAAAAGTTTGTCTTCTTTATACAATAGTTCGTTAAATTTTCCAGGCCCTAAGCGGCCCTGGCAGTAAATAAAACCA